ATGAAAAATTTAGTATTACGGAGCAAGTTACCAATAAAGCTATTGAATTTGTTAGTGAACTTACAGGAATTAATTTTAGTGGTAACGTTCACGGAACAGGAGGATGGAACTTAGATCAAAATCCTTCTACCGTTCAACAAGGATACATGTCGAAAGAAGCAGGAAGGGAGGCCGCTTCTATGTTAGGATACTTACTTAATCAACAAGAAGTATGGCTAAACACAGCGAAAGAATTAACAAAAAACCCTGCTAATTATTCTTTAGATATTGTAGAGGATGGAACTCAAAATTTAAGAGACAGCGCTAGTTTAAGTTCATTATTTGAAAGAATAATTAACCAAGATCCTTATAAATTATTTAGAGGATATCAACCTATTATTGTAGATGGAAATGCAGGAATTCGTATTATTGTTGATAAAGAGGCTATTAGTAAGGCTATTAAAGAACAAAAGATAAAAAGATCGGAGATATTGCCTTATATACAACAATTTTCTAATGAACAATTAAGTGATATCACAAATGATTTGAATCTTAACACAAACAACTATATAAGTGAAATAGAATTAGAGATACTAGTTAATGATTGGACAAAGGATAAATTAGGTGGCAACTTTAAAAACAACTTTAGTGACAAATCCACAACAGCTCCCGAAAGTACAGGCAGGTCAAACATCTATAATTTTGGGGAACAACTTACGAAGTTCTTCGCAAGTCTCGTCAACAAAGACTCCAAAAAAATCACTGAACAAACAATTAAAAAGTTAACAAAGAAAAAATTAGGTGGTACCATTGAGATACCTGAATTTCATTTTGGTGGCTTTATAGACATTAATAGGTTATAAAAAATTATGGCTGAAAACAATATTGATCAAAAAATACAATCAGTTGTTGGCGAAACAATTGAAGACGCAATTCAAAACGAAGAACCTGTTGAAATAGAAATAGTTACTGAAGAAACTATTGTTGATGATGAGCCAATAGAACAAGATTTTTACGGCAATCTATCCGAAGAGATGAGCGATAGTGAGCTTGGGGTTATTTCTAGTGATTTAATGGGTGACTATGAAAACGATAGGGCGTCACGCGAAGAATGGGCACGTACCTACACACAAGGATTAGATTTATTAGGTGTTAAGTTTCAAGAACGAACAAGACCGTTTCGTGGTGCGAGTTCCGTTACACATCCTTTATTAGCAGAAGCCGTTACACAATTTAGTTCAACAGCCTTTAAAGAAATGATGCCTTCAGGTGGCCCTGTGAGAACACGTGTCGTAGGAAAAGAATCAGTTGAAGTGTACCAACAATCACAACGTGTTAAAGAATTTATGAACTACCAGATCACACAAGTGATGGAAGAGTATACACCTGAATTAGATCAAATGTTATTTTATTTACCTCTTAGTGGATCCACATTTAAAAAAGTATATTATGATGCACAGCTTGGAAGAGCCGTATCAAAGTTTATTCACGCGGAAGATCTTGTTGTTCCGTACACCGCAACTGATTTAAATTCATGTGAAAGAGTAACTCATGTTGTGAGATTATCAGAAAATGATGTACGAAAAAAACAAGTAGCAGGATTTTACAGAGATATAGATATTCAACCCTCTCCCCCTAATACACCTTCGTATAGTACAGGAAACATTAAAGATGCTATTAATAATTTAGAGGGTGTTCAAACAACAGGAGAATCCGAAACTGTTTCTATTTTAGAATTTCATGTAGACTTAGATTTATTTGGATATGAAAATAAACAAAACGGAGAAGAAACAGGAATTAAACTTCCCTATATTGTTACTCTTGATGAGTACTCAGGAAAAATTTTGGCTATTCGTCGTAACTATGAGGAAGGGGATCCGTTATTTAAAAAGAAACAATACTTTGTTCATTATAAATTTTTACCTGGCTTAGGTTTTTATGGTTTTGGTTTAATACATTTAATTGGAGGTTTATCGCGTACCGCGACTCAAGCTCTTCGTCAATTAATTGATGCTGGAACTTTAGCTAATCTCCCTGCGGGTTTCAAGACACGCGGTCTACGTATCGCTGATAATGATACCCCTTTACAACCAGGAGAATTTAGAGATGTTGATGCACCATCTGGTGCTATTCGTGAAGGATTAATGCCATTACCCTATAAAGAACCATCACAAACATTATTTGGTTTACTGGGTTTTGTTGTACAAGCAGGACAACGTTTTGCACAAATAGCAGACATGCAAGTTGGTGACGCAAATCAAGGAGCACCTGTTGGAACAACTATTGCACTACTAGAACGCGGTTCGCGTATCATGAGTAGCGTTCACAAAAGAATGTATTATGCAATGCAACAAGAATTTAAATTATTAGCTAATGTTATTCAATCATACCTTCCTGATGAGTACCCTTACGCGGTTGTTGGAGGAGATAGATCCATTAAGCAAACAGATTTCGATCAACGCGTCGACATTATACCTGTCGCTGATCCGAACATATTCTCCATGGCACAACGCATTCAATTAGCACAAACTCAGCTTCAGATGGCTACGAGTGCGCCTCAACTCCACAATGTGAAAGAAGCTTATATTCGCATGTACGAGGCTTTGGGCGTTTCGGATATTGACAAGATTATGAAACTTGAAAAACCCGAACCAATGAGCCCATCCATGGAGAACCGTAAATTAATAGAAGAAGATAAGATTGAAGCTTATGAAGGACAAAACCATGATGCTCATATTCAAGCACATTTAGTTTTAGGGCTATCCCCTGTCGTCCAGTTAATGCCTCAAATTGGTGTTGAAATTAATAAACATATTTTACAACATGTCACTATTAAGGCAAAAGAAGCTGTGGCACAACAAATAGAACAAGCAGAACAACAAATGGGAGAAACAGCAGAAGGCGGAGATCTAGAGTTAATGTCTGAAGCACAAATTGCCACATTAGAGGCACAATTTATGGGTGAAGTACAACAATTACAAGCACAAATGAGTGGAGCAGGAGAACCAGACCCTGTGGTTGCATTAAAACAACAAGAATTACAACAAAGAGCTATGAATGACCAAGCAAAGCTAAAATATGACCAACAAAGACTAGGTTTTGAGCAACAAAAACTACAACAAAAAGACGAAATAGATAATGCAAGAATTGATTCTCAAGAAGACATTGCACAGCTTAGAGCAAATATTAATCTTAAAAAATTGGATGCTAAAGGTGATGGACCAGGTTTTCAATATAAAAATAATAAATGAACATTGTTTTAACTCCACAAAATATTTTTGATTCCTATTTAAAAGAATTAGATAAAAAAATTAAAGAAACAGTGCACTCTCCTGAGCAAGCTTTAATTATGGTGGAAGTTTTAATGGTAAAAGTAAAAGAACTTTTTACACAAAAAGGTTATACTGAGGATGATGCTTTACTATTTATGGAACATACGTTACAAGAATTAGATGAGACTAAACCAACAATACATTAGGAGATAGAATGGCATTAAATAACCCAAAACCAAAATTCATCAATGGTTCTAAATATGCAAACGCAAAGATGACTGTTAGTAATGACATGAATCCTTATGCAGGAAAACACGTAAACCAGCAAAAAATTGTTGATGTATATACGGCTAGTATGGAAGGACCGAAGGTTACACAAAACTTAGGTGCTGGACCAAAAGGACAAAGAAGTAAAGCACAAATTAAAAAGGTTCCTTTTAAGGGCTTATTTTAGTGGATTGCAAAATCTGCGGGCATGACTGTCATTGCAGTAAAGCGGGGTCTTGTTGTAGTAAAGAAGACTGTCATTGTAATTCTTGCGAACATTAAATTATTAAGGTAGACTGTTTTTTTTAAAGGAGGTTTTATGAAACTTTTAAAAGATATATGGGCTCACTTGAAAGAGTGGAGTGACTGGGGAATGAAGGACTGGATTAAAGCCGGTATTGTTGCTCTAATAGTTATTGTTATACTAGGAGCAATTTAAATTAATGTTACAATTATTATTAAAACCCTTGCTCGGTGTTGCCGGGCAAGCGGTATCTGGTTTTATAGAAACTAAA